ATGGGAATGATTAAACCTTACGAGGACCGGAAAAAATTAAAATGGATTGGATTCTTTTTATCGGAACATACAACAAGTGTAAATAAAGTTGAAGAAGAACAAGCTTACACTTATCCACCTAAACCGGAAATGGAAATTGAAGAAATTGAAGAATTTTTACAAGAGGCTCTTTTGAAAAATAAAAAAATTGCTGTTCAGCTTAACTATACACAGAATGACAAATTCATGCCGGACATTGTAGGCCGCCTTTCTGGGCATAATGAAATAGGAATTTACGTTGATTCTACTCTCGTTGAGTATGGGGAAATTCGAAATGTAGAATTTTTCCAAGGAGAACTGAAATGGTTTGATCTCTCATGAATGTAATCAGTCAGTATGAGCAAGGCTACATTTCCTATTCAGAGTTTATTCAGGAGTTTCCTAAAAGTATATCCGAATCTCAAGAATGTGTTTTTGGAACTCGTTGCGTAGAATTTTATGTTGCTGTCACTTTAGGTAAAACTGGTTATTGTTACTATGTACAACGATACGGAGGCGATCATCATGAAGTCATTGAAAGGTGTAGTTTCGAAGATACGAGTGTTGAAGATGTCGAGGACCCCTTTGGTTCGGTTCTCGCTGGATAATGTAAACTGTCTGATTGCTGCATATAGTTTGAGTTTCCTTGCTGATGTTGACGAAGGTATGCAGATTGTGGTTGCTGGTGAGTTTAACGATCGTAAGCAGTTTGTTGTGAAAAAATATTCGGTGATTGGTAAGACAAAAATCATGATAGAATTTGAATCACTAAATAATAACTCGGTGGTCGGGCCTAGCTCTTCAAAATAATTGACTACCTTATATCGTGCAAGAACAGTATAGCCACCACAGAAAAAAAGTTCTATCTTATGATAGGGCTTTTTTGATACAATAGAATAAAAATATGAAAAGAGGTTAAAAAATGAAAGTAGGTCTTAGAAAACCGAGTGTTAAGAAAAGTTTTAAGGCTAGAACTACTGGGAAAGCAAAACGGAAAATCAAAAAAGCGGTAATCCCCGGTTATGGAAAGAAAGGTATGGGATTTGCTAAATCACCTATAAAATCAACAAAAGCAAAGATTTATAGAAAAACAACGTTTAGTATATGGGATATTTTCAAATAGGTTTAGGGGGATAAATATGAAAAAGATTAGTATGGGAATTTTTACTGTATTTACCATTTTTTTACTTGCTGCTTGTGGTAATAAAGTTAAGACCGAGGATTTAAAAGCAAATGATTGGATAGCAGAAGCTTCAAACAAAGAGGAGCCGAATATGATTATATCTTTCTCTGATCATGTCATGTCCGTTTCGGTTGATACCAAAAGCATGAAGTCAAGCGCCAAAGATGAATGGGAAAAACTAGGAGAAGAATTTGCTAAACAAATTGTAGATCAACTAAATTATAAACTCGAATATTCTTTAGAAAAAAACACAATTAAAATTCAGGATACAGAAGATGATAACGCCTTTGTTTACTATACTGTTTCTAAAGAAAATGAGAACATAGTCTTGACGCCTGATGAAAAAAAGAATAATGATTCTTCTGACGCACAAAAACTTATCTTAAAACCCTATACTAAAAAGAATAACATAGAATCAACTACCTCATCAACTAAAGAAACAACCTCATCATCAGAAGATGCAGCTACTAAATTAGATGATATAATTAAAACATTTACACAACAGTCACTAGTAGTTTACCGGCCTAGAGATATGACTAAAGAGGATTTCGGTATCGCTCCTATGTCGGCTAAAAGTGCAAAAATATTTTCTTTAATTGAAACCGATAACGAAGATGAGCAGCAAAACGCTCGCTTACTAACTTTTGACAATTTAGATGACTTAAAAGCGACTAAAAAGTATTATGATGATCTTGGAAAAGATTCAGCGATGCTGTTCTCCTACACTGCTGTTAACGAAGATGAATTAGTATTGATGCAATTTAATGGGCAACTACCGCAAGAATTAGTTGAAAAATATGCTAAGGCGGCTTCTTTGGAATTAACAGAATCACCATTTGGTTCTACTGCCACAGAATCGCAAACTTACTCATCAGAAAATGAGACTGTATACTCAGAAGAAAGCGTCCAGCCTGTTGAAACACCTCAAAGCTCTCAAGAGAAAACTCCTGAAAGTAGTGTTCAAAGTCAGCCCGTCGAAGAATATACGACTGTTCAAGAAGGAGAGGGGCCTCCTCAGATAGCTGCACGTGTTGGAATATCCGTTGAAAAACTGTATGAGCTCAATGGCATGGATCCAAATAATTTTATGTTATATCCGGGCGATACATTACGAATTAAATAAAAATAACCGTGCATTAACACGGAAAAAAGATAGAAAGAAGATGAGTAAACATGTCAAAAAAGCCATCATCAAGACCTGTGTCACATCCTAAAAATGGAGAAAATAGGGGGCAACAAAATCCTACCCCAAACAAATTTGTAAAGAGTCCCCCACCGCCACCTAAGAAAGATTAGATTGATAAAAAAGGAAATAATGTAATCTATTATCGAAGTCAATCAAGTGTCGAGTCGTATTTGGTTCTGGATCATTATCTTGCTCATTAAACATTTTTTCGACCTGTTCGTAGCTATATTGAGTTATTTCTCCTGGAGCAACTAGAGACACTTGATTTTTCTTTTCTATATCGGTTATCCACCCTTCAAGATAACCTTCCCCAAGTCTATTTTTATCAAAGTCAAATATATACACAAATGTCGAGACATTTCCTTTAGAAAAAAGCCGTTCTTTGGGTGTTTGATTATCTACTTTGGGCTTTTTTAGTATTTTCATTCTAAAAATATTTATTGATTCCTTTAACATTTTAGCAAGGAATGGGTATACAGAAAAGTTAAGAAGCATACTTATCAATACAGTTAACAATACTCCAAAAGAAAGTTGCCTTATAAAATCTGTTATTGCTAAACCTTCCTCAGGAAATGAGAAAAGTAAAAGGAAAAGAGCATAATTTATAATTGAAAAAAACAACACATACAGAATTTTTTCATCTTTTTTCTCTTTATCTTGTCGAATAATTTCTAATTTCTCTAAAATAATAAAATTAATAAAACCTAATCCACCTGCTGATACAAAAGAAGTTAGTAACATATTGAATATTTTATATACACTTTCTGCATCCATTTTATTGTCTCCTTGTGTCCTAGATTGTAGTAAATTCATTCAATTATAGCATATCTCTATGTATAAGCCCGCCTAAGCGGGCTATTTTTTTTATAGAATATTTCCCCAATCAGAAATCTTTCCAATGGCTATATAGCCTTTTTTGTAACTGTCCGTTCGAGGCTGGACACCCCAAATATAGCCCGAACCAGTTACAATATCATTGAACTCAACTTTACTACCCTTTTTCAAGGTTGCAATAATCTTACTGTTAGTATTTGCGCTAACACGTAAGTTAACATTGTCTTTTAAAGTAATAGTTTTCATTTTAATTTTTCCTCCTGTTGTTGAGTTGCTAGAAGATCCATTATCTGCGTTTGCTCCAGTGGAACTATTACCAAAAAAATATTCAAATCCTTTACGTACAATCCGATTCAAGTCGAGCGGTCCGGAATAGCCACTTAGTTTTCCATTTGATGTGTACTGATGGATATCATAGTTAGAAGTAGCTGTGGGATTCGAACCATTATATTGACCATTGTTTGAACCGTATGTGGGAATCCAGATACCATCAAATTTTGAAGTATCTAAATTAAAGCCGGCATACAAGTGGTTTGCAATATATGCCCCCACTTTTTAGCACCTAGAGATTTCAATTTTGTTCGGTACTTTTCAATCCCAGTTTTCATATCGCTCATTGATTTTTCTTCTACGTCAAGCCACCAGAACGTTGGATTATATGCTTTCGCACGGTTGTAGAAGTCTGTCGCCTCTTTCTCCATATCTGAATTTGAAACTCCTCGAACCCAAGCATATACCGCTACTGGAACACCGCGTTTTTGAAATTCTGCAATGTGAGTTTTGTAGTGCTTATCGATGTACCGTGATCCATACTGTATACGAACAATTACACCATCTAAAGATTTTGCTAACTTATCATAGTTGATAGTGTTTGGCGTCTGCCATTCACTAATATCTAGAATAACTGGTGTTGGAATACTCATTTTAATCATCCTTTCGCTCAGTAAACTCCTGTCCATCACCATAATCTTTTGGCATTGCATCATTCTTAACTAATCCAGCTCCTAAATCATAGAAGCCACCTGCTGCAAGTCCTGATAAGAATCCTGCCCAACCAAATACCACCAATTGATCTGGCACCATCGAAGCCGCATAAGCCAGACCGATAACTACTCCTAATACAATATTGATAATTGGTAACCACTTATTATCTGGAATCATCTTCTTAACTAATCCTGTTACTGCCATTACGACCCCTACAATCACTGTTGCTGCTGTTAAAATGTGTTCCATATTCAATTCCTCCTAATGTTGATCAATTTCTTTTTGTTGTAAAATGCCCTCATCTTTTACAGATAAAGAAAGAACCTTAGCATGTAACGTGTCACCTGTACCGTTACCGCCAAGATTCTTATATGCTTCAAACAAATAAATGAAATTATTTAACTCTCCAACTGTGACATACCCTCTTGTGATATATTCATCAGCTTTATTCCATATTTGATTGTGTAAGGACGCTTTTTCAGCTTTCACAATCTTTTGACTTCTGGCTTCTGCCATGACTTGATACTCTTCCACGCTTTGCAGGCGCTTATCCTGTTCTTTATTCGCAACCTCTAAAGTATCAATTGTTTGCTCCCTTAATTTGTTTTCTGCTTTTTTAGCTTTTACTAATCTGGCGATCCAATTTCCAACTCGCCATAAAGTAGCTAACAATCCACCGCCAAACAAAGCCACAAACAGACTATTTAGCTCCAAGAACTCTTTCACCCTGCATTCCCCCAACTGAACATATGCCACCTACTTCCCTAAAGTAAAAACATTATATGAGTAACGAAAAACTATTAATCTTAACATTTACTTGTCCCCCACACCTAATTTCTAAATAGTATGAACCGAAAACATTACTAACATCCAAATAAATTTTTCTGTTTTTCCCACCATAGAAAATTGGTTGACTTGAATATGCACTAGGATAAACAGTTCCTTTACTTACAAAACCTTCTGATGGTTTATTCGTAAGAAGATTAACACGGCAGGTATAGGCATTAGAATCTCCGTTTCCGCCATTAAATATAATATCCGCATCTAGTTCTAACATCGAAAATTTACTGATGTCAACCTTTTCATCAATGACAAACCCTACTGAACCTATCTGATTGTTTTCTTTACCGCCAGTGGTATTTAACGTAACTAATCCGCTCTTATCAATCGAGTATGTCGAATAATTCGAATCTAGTATACTACTTTCGATATAGGCAATATATCCATATACCTTTTTCGCTTTATCGAATCTATCAAAAATAATATTCTTTGTTGGATCGTAATACGGCTGCTCATTTGCATATAAATTCCCTTTGTAAAAAAGATTGTTATACATAATCCTTGAAGATACGTCTGTTTCATACATCTTTCCCGCACTTTTTTCTGGAAACTCACTTCGATTACCGCGTTCCAGACGACTGTCTACAACATTCAACACACTACCGTCTTTTGCTTTGAATGTTACGGCATTGCTCTGCATAGGAATTTCGATTTCGCATTGTGTCATCGTTACTTTGCTATTGCTCAAAGATACCACTCCAGATGCAACAGGAGATTCAAAGTGACAAGAATTAATAAAAGCCGTTGTCGGAATTGTTGGATTAGTGGATGTAAATTTCAATGGCAACAACATGCCCCCATCGGATGAGCAGTTCGTAAGCGTTGCTTTTCCTTTTATGTCATATCCTACTTCATCTACTCCGTTTAAATGTATATCAGAAAAATTCATTGTTGTATTTCCCCAAAATGGCGAAAGAAATCTAAACCCGTTTTTAGCTTTTTCAATCTCTAATCGACTGTAAGTGCAATACATATTGTAACGAATAGTTTGCATGGCAACATTTAAATTTTTGAACAGTAATCTTTTGAATTCAGACATTGAAATCCCCAGTGCAAATATTCCCTGTTCGGTATTATCTGAAGTGTCCCCGAAAATAGAGAAATCTTCTAGTTTTATATTTGAGCAATAATTTGAACTAGATGCAACATCTTGAATCGGTATCTTATCGTAATTACTTTCATTCATCAAAATAATTACAGCGTCAATATTTTCTGAAGCATTTGCTGAAGTTGTTTCATCAGCAAAACTATATGTTGTTTTCCCTTTCTTGTGGATATTGGTAATTCCCATACCTGCACCAGAAATAGATACCCAACTAATGTCTTTTTTCTGATTCGCCTTGACTAACAATGGCTTAGTAATTACATAATCCCCAGCTGGAATGAATACTTTTAGACGATTAGCAAATCCGTAATCAAATGCCTCCTGCAATGCGGCAGTATCGTCTGTTATATTATCTCCTTTTGCGCCGAACCACTTAACGTTCACACTTCTTTCTGCATTTTCATTTTGAACGCGTTGCATAAAAGATACACTGCTTTCAAAACCACGAAATTCGTTATTCTTTCCAATTTGTTCATCAAGTCGTGTCGGTAAATCGGGGTATGGCTGTGTTGCTCCTTCAGGCTTTCTTGATCTTATTAGTTCACTGAGTATTGTTCCACCAGGATCAACCGATTCAAGTACCTCTTTGTTCTGTTCGACAAACTCTTCCCAATCGGATTTACCAGAAGCTATATATTCTTCATACAATCTTTTCAAGTCTTCAATCGTCCAAATATAAGTTGACCCATCACTTATAATCTGTCTTGATCCATCACTAAACACGTTTTTAGTGACTTCATAAGTGAAATCACGTGTGGTGAATTGTTGTACGAAGGTATGATCATCGACCATTTTACGGAAACTAAAATAGGCCAGCTGTCTTCCTAATATTTGCCAATCTTGTGCTCGCATCGTGTACTCTAGTTTTCCGATTTTCGGGTCTGTCATTTCAGATGGCAATAGTTTTTGTTCAATAATACCTAATCCGTCAGTTTGTCCGATTTTCGCACAAAAGAAAACTTGTAGTCCTTCATAAGATTTAGGAATTGCATCTTCTAATATCTGAACAACAAGTGTTTGAGTCTCTTCGTCCGCTTGTCTTATCTTTAATAATCCAATATTGTTATTTGGTTCACTAACGTTCAATGTAATAGGATATCTTACTGACAAGAAAATCACTCCTTTTTTTAATTGTAGCAAATTTAAGTGTTAGCAGGTGGAATAACAATTGATGCTATTCCTGTAGCACTCGTATATGAACGATCGAATTTCCCTACAATCATTCCTTGTTCGGTATTTTGTTCATATGTTTGGATTCGTCCATTTTCTAATCCACGGATCACACCTGTATGACCATAGGTATCGTCAGCTCCTCCTGGCCAACCAGCCCAAGGTGCACCACGTGCAATATTAATTATTGCTCCTACCTGTAACTGTTCATAGGTTGGATTTTTGATTACCGTCCATCCAACAGCGGCCCAATCATAGGCAATACCAATATCACTAGCAGCGGCTGTACTTCCCACTCCAGTTAAATGACTCATCCCATATTGTGTACCTGCACCAAGACCACATCCACCCATATAACCGGAATACTCTGCGGATAGTCCATAACACTGACCATTGCCGACCCGTTTACCGAGTAAATTTTCTAAGTGTTCTAACCCTCGATTGGTTGTCACACCATCGAAAGGGATATACGTTTTATCCGTCAGCTTCAATGCATCGGCTTTTTCATTTCTGAACCGATTTTGAATCCCTTCGACATAAGCAGGCGCAACCATAGAAGCTGCATTGGCGACAATATAATCACAGACTGTCGTAATAAATGCCGCATCATCCCACCGATTCGCAAATTGTTGAGTAATGGTTTTAAAGAAGCCATTCGAAACAGCGGCAGGATACCAGTTTTGAATCGAAGCAAGAATGCCAAGTGTTCCAAGCCATTTTTGGCCATCATTGAAATCAACGCCTGTACTTGCTTTCAATCCTTCGATTGCTGGTTTCAATTTTGTGCGACAGAAGTATTCGGCTTGCATTCGCGTAAATTGTTTATCATTCGCATTCCCATAAGCAGCCCATGAGTTGTTAAATTCAGTCGAGCCAACAGAACCCACTAAAGAACTTCGTGCATCCGGATAATATTTTGCCAACCATGCCAAGAAATTGTCCATTTCATATTTTTGCGTAAACGAATACTTTCCATAGTTCCAACCTGCACCATCATCTAATGGCGGATGGTAATACCCGGAACTACGATCGCCCATTTCATATTTAGCAGTCAGTGCCAGTACACGCACAAAAACATCTGATAAAGTACCACCTTCCCCTGGACCAGGCCCCCCATTTTGACCAGGAATAACCTTTTGACCATTAATTTTAAGTTCACCACGTATATCCATATCACCTGACAAAGTAATGTTTCCGATAAGTCTTATATCATCATCTATGATATACATACCTTTGTTTTTGCCTAAAACTAAGCCTTTTCCTTCTGATGAGGAAATTAGCACATAATCTCCACCATTATCTAGCCTTAGTTGCAACGCTTTTCCATCCATATCAGCCATAATGGGTTGACCATTTTCTGAACCTACAACTAAATTAGGAAAGGGATTTCCAGCTGTACCGATAGTTCCTATTGACTTCGATCCACTCCAGAACTCCATCCCTCTTTTTGTCAATTCCATGATTTTGAGATCATCATTCCAAAGTTGCAAAGTTCCAGATACCATACGTAGTAAATCACCCATACCATTGAATGAGACTTCCATAATATTCGTACGAATCTTTCCCGCTCGAATAAAATCGGCATTCAAAGTTCCGTCTATCCCCCATGCATTTACAAAAGGGCCAAGCCAACCAGTTCGAGAAAATCCTAAACCTTGGTGATTAAGTGCAAGCACATCTTTTGCAGTATCCCGTGAATCAGTATCCATATAATAAGTTGTATGTGGCTTATTTTTGGGGTATTGTAATACACTACCACCCTCAACACCATTGATCAAATTGGTTACATAATCAACAAATTCAGACATGTAACCTTTCTTCGTCAAGGTTTTGATAGTCTCTTGCAGCTCATAACTTTGCTTGGTGTAAAAAGCCATTTGGGCATCGCCCGCATAGATTTTTTTATTTTTTTCAGTTAAAGAATCGTACACAACACTCGTGATTTTTGTGTCAATGTAAATGTCATAGAGTCTGTGGTAAACCGAAAAAGTATCAAACAATCCATAATTTTTGATTTTAGCAAATTCTTTTGCTTCTTCGGAATCAGTAAGTTTTTCAATTTCTAACTCAATGCTGATTTTCGGCTTGTCTGAACCCGGATTAATAGACTTAAAATAATTTGCAGCAACTCGATTCAAACTAGCTAAATCTTTTACCCCTTGTTCTTCTGTAAATTGAATATGCTTAGCGTAAACATCCGGATAATTGGTTGCTAATTCTGACATAACTGCATTTCCATAAATCCGGTTAGTCGTTCCATCCTCGCTATTTTGCAAGTCAGCATATGGCAACACCTTCGTCACAATACTTGACCAATCAAACTTGATCTTCAATCCATTTAAATCTTTTCCGTATCGAACAGTACCGACATTATCTCGGCCTCGTCTTCTCAATAAAGAGAGTTTAAACGGTTCTCGTTTGATCTCTCCGCCCCAATATTGAACCATACTTCCTTGTTCTCCTGAAATACAGCTCAACACATTACGGGCTTCAAAAACTGTGCTGGAAGTAGTTTGAATATCAGAAAATAGTTTCACATCACTGGGTTCATCCATTCCATTTTCAATAGCAGCCATTGCTTCTGCGCCATTTTTTGAATCGATTTCAACATGACGCACTTCACGATTTCCAATTTTATACGTACGTGACTGCCCATAAATCAGTATGGTGTTACTTATGGTGTCTTTATAGGTATTCTTGATCTCAAAGATATGATAGTCCTCTTGATCATTGGGTTTCGCTTTGATTTGGAACCCATTTTCAAAATAATCCGAAAATCTGCTGATTAATGGATGCTCAATTTCCACTTCATATTTCCCATTTGCTTCTTCAGTAACATCACAACGACTTGTATCAATCATAATCCCTAACCCATTATGACTGAAATCCTTCTCAAGCGGATCATATATTCTAGGTTTCAAACTTTTGTCCACCACCTTGGCATCAAATTAAACTCCTGTACATTCCCTTGCCACTTTATAAGTGTCATACCTTTAGGCAAACTTGGAAAATCAATAAATTTGGTTTTATTATCCTGACTCTCAAGAATCCCATCAACAATGCGATACGATTCTTCTAGTTGTGAATCAATGATTATTTCATTACCAATATTAGTTAACTCAAACTTGTCATTGTTGATCCAAAAAGAAATATCCCCCGAGCCTAAAATTTGAATTTTAGGCTTCGAAGGATAGTGCTCAATATTGTGTATTTTCGTCTCATTGCTCAACCATCTAAGTCCCGTTCTTGACTGCTTGAAAGGACGTAAGCTGATTGTGAACTCAAACGGTATCCAATTGGCATCTTTATGTGTCCCCGTAAACACAGGCGGACTTACTACAATCGCTTGGTAAATATACTGTGCATCAAAACTGTAGGTAAAATCAGAGTAGTTTGACATATCTAGCCAAGCCCGAATACGATCCTCTAAATGCGATACATCATCTACATTATCCGCTTGTGCATTGCAAAGGATTTTCCATTCTACATTTTTGTAGTAAGCAAAATCAACCACAACCGAATCATTGCCGGGCCTTGGTTTGAGCTCTATAACACGTCCTGCAGAAAGGCGTTGTGGTCTAGAGCGTAAGTAAGTATTGAACCCTTCGCTATCCAAGCCGTTGATTTTAAACTGTCCTGGTCTAAATCCCACTTAATACGCCTCCTTTAGGTGCATCTTCTCTATCCTTCAATTCTTTAATGAATTTCACGAGTTTTTTAGCCATATCCATCAATTGGAAATCTGTCAATTCACCCAACGCTTGCAAAGTGATATTAAAGGTGTCGCCTGATTTACCCTTTTCTTTTCCGCTTGTAAAGTCATCCGAAATATCTTCTGTGTTCAAGGCGTTCGGATTAATTTGGCTCAAATCGACATTTGCTCCTAAACTGCTTGTGTCAAAGGTTAGTTTATTCGCTGCATCAGTCAGTGCGTCTTGCATAGTGTAAGCATCTTGCTCAATTCCGCCTGCAATACCACGAGGAATCCATTTACCAACAGCGTCTCGTCCCCATCGTGAAGGAGAGTGAATACCAAAGAAACCAAGAACATTATCTTTGAATCCGCCAAGAACCCCTTTGGCTGCATCCCAAAGACCACCAGCAGCATTACTGATCCCTTGACCAATTCCCCTGATAATATTCATACCGACTTCACCCCAATCCACAGAAGTGAATTCATCGATAAAGCCTGTAATTAATTTCCACCCAACATTTCCTAATTCAGAAAGGTAGCTTAGAAAGCCGTCAATAACTGCTATCATAATTTGTGGTATTGCCGCCACAATAGCAATAATGATCTGTGGTAAATTCTCCACCAATGCGATAAACAGTGTCACCCCTGCGCTAATTAACTCTGGTGTTGCATCACTAAACGCACGAACCACTGAGGTTATAATTTGAGGAATGGCTTTAACAATTGCTTGAATGATCGTTGGTAACGCCTCTACCAAAGCAACTAATAACTGTATACCTGCTTCAATGATCATCGGAATAGAACCAATAAAGAAACTTACCAAACTATTGATAATAGTCGGTAACGCTTGAATCAACATAGGTAACGCTGTAATTAGTCCTTGTGCTAAACCTACAATCAATTGCAAAGCCGCATCCAACAGCATAGGCAAGTTATTGATTAATCCTTGCACGATTGTTATCAATGCTTGAACTGCTGCCGGTATCAAGGTTGGTAAAGCTTGCGCGATACCTGTAACCAACGCTGTAATAATTTGCATAGCTACATCAATAAACAATGGTAGATTGTCAACAATCGTCTGCACAAGGCTCAATAAAGTATCAACCACTACAGGAATCAATCCTGGCAGTAATGTTAACAATGTTTGCAATACTTGATTAAACAGATCAGTAACCGCCGAGAGTAAAGTTGGCAACAAATCAGCAACCGCCGTGAGTAATCCATTCAACAGTCCAGGTAAAGCAGATACAATATTTCCCAAAACGGGCGTAATATTTTTTACAACATAACCAAACTGTTCAACTAGGTTATCAACCAGTTTACCTACGTCAGCGTCAGCATTACCCATTCCAGCTAGGAGATTTTGCCACGCTGATCCCATACCAGCAAGCGATCCGCTGATAGTTTCGGTCGCTTCTTGTGCTGTAGTCCCTGTGATCCCCATTTCTGTTTGCATCACGTGGATGGCTTCTGTGACATCAGCAAAACTAGAGATGTCATATTTAATGCCAGAAATCTTTTCAGCGTCGGCTAATAGGCGCTTCATTTCTTCTTGAGTACCACCATAGCCGAGCTTTAGGTTATCAAGCATGGTATAGTTTTGCTTAGCGAAACCTTGGTAAGCATTTTGGATACTACCTATGTCTGACCCCATTTTATTGGCGTTATCGGACATATCAGTTACAGCTTGATTCGCCACGTCTGCTGCTTTTGAGGTGTCTCCACCTAGTGATTGTAGCAAACTGGCACTAAAGCCTGTGACGGTCTCCATGTACTCATTTGCTGATAGACCAGCTGTTAGAAATGCATCATCGGCGAATTGTTGCACCTTTTTAGATGCATCACCAAACAGTGTATCTACCCCACCCACAAGTTGTTCGTAATCGGCATATGCAGATATAACTTTTTGACTTAGTCCGACTGCAGCCGCTCCTGCTACACCAGCCGCAACCGCCATACCAGTACCGATTACTTTCAGCCCGCCGCCAATTTTACTAAACATGGAGGTTGATTTTTCGGCTTTGCCTGTTGTTTCGTCAATGGCATCATTTGCTTTTTGGTTATCAGCATCAATGGTCCCAAACATTTCAAAGACATTAAACGCCAAAGCCATCACCTCCCATGTCTTCTAGCATTGCTAATGCATTTTTAGCGGCTTTTTGAGCCTCTGTTTCTACCTGCTCTTTTGGTTTAGCACTTTCAATGATTTTTTGTTTAAAATCGCCAAATGAATCAGTACGAAACGGATTAGATAGATAGATTTGCCACAGTTGATCATCAAATTCATTATCGAATAGCACGGATAGAAATTCGGGCAAGTCTTTCCACTTGATCGTGGACAACAAAAAAGAGACATCGTTATATCTTTTGAATAACGTGTCCCTAAACTTATGCATGCCACCATGATTTTGAATTAAAAGAGCAATTCTAATGCTTCTCGTAATTCCGGCTTTAAGAAAAAATCCTTTACCAGCAATCCGTAAGTAACAATATTGGTTTTTCCAATTTCTTCAGGTGTTTTACCAGTCAAATCTGCTAAAAGGCCATTTAGCTCTACTTTGATCTCACTAGAATGTCCCAGGATGAATTTTGCAGCCTTAGCTACCAAGTCAAAACTTTGAGCTGAGATATCTGCTTGGATATCTTTCACTTGTTTTGTAAACGACTCTTGTTCGTTCTCAGATTTTTTGCTTGCCACCAGTGCCAAACCTTTCGCTTTTTGGGTTTGGATTTTAGCGGCATCTTTTTGTTTTAAAAAGTCAGTGACTAATTCAGTGACATTCAGAATTTGTACAATTTCGATCACTTTAAATAAATCATCAGCTTGGAGTTCCCGCATGGAATACCCCAACAGCCGTTCTTTGATTTTATTGTTCTTTTCAGCCGCTTTGACCTCAGCAGCTTTTTTCGCGGCTTCAATCTGTTCAACGCTTAATTGGTCATTTGCTTCACTCATTTAGCTTTTTCCTCCTCTGGCGCACCATCTACTTTTTTTGTTGTTTCAACTGTCGCTTTTTTTGATCCGTCGGCATCGATTGGTTCAATCAAAACTCTTTTCAGTTTGTTATTCTCAGTAGATAGTTCTTTGATTCGTTTTTTGTCTTTATTGGTATAAATATCACCTGACCAATATTTAACCCCTTTTTCAATAAATGGATAAACTACTTTATATTTCAAATGTACTCATCCTTTCTATGCCTCTAATTCAGGCTCTTTGGGCATTAGGATCTTGACTGGTAAAGAGGTAGTAGTCACATCGTCCATTGGCGTACGAGCAGCAAATGTCAGAGGATAAATCGCTTCTGCTTTGTCTTTCACTTCAAATTCCAATCCAGAAGTGCAGATAGCAAAATCCATGATGATAATAACTGGCTTATCCGATCCGCTAATTGTGCCGATATAACCAAGATTTTCAATGTAATCTGACTCTTCAATTTTCTGCTTAGGAGTGATCACATCGTATCCGGCTGGATATTTTGTGTCATCCGATTCTTCTACATCAGCAAAAAGGGCAATCTTGACATTGTCACGAGTGTGCTCAATGACATTCACTTCAAAGGTCCCTTCGCTCGATTCGATCATGTCGCCGCCTACAGGTGTGGTGAATACACCATCAACTTCCACTTGGCGTAGATTATTTTTTAGTGACAACTTAGATCCGCCGCTTGTTGCACCAAGGAGATCATAGGTCCACTTTTTAGCCGTAGCATCCCAGGTTAAGTTCCGAACTAACGCACCTGCATTTAAAAGGTAGCGCTTAGGTGTATCAGCAGTATAGCCGCTTTTAGGTAAAGTCTCGCTAGTAATTGCCATTCTAAATCCTCCAATCAAATTTGGCATAAAGCCTTATATTCCGACGTTGCAAAGTATCTGATCCAGTTGGCACATCGTTGTCTGCATCATACTGTATCTGTACCAAAAACTTATCTGTCACTTGATAGAACGGCTCATTGTTAAATGCTTCCATCATTACTGACAATGCTTTTTCGATTGCTACGTCGCTCTTGTTGTTATCAAACAGATCAATATCAATGTAAAATCCTTGCCCTGCAAAATGAGTAGGTTCACCAGTCAGAGAAAAGGTTTGATAAGGATACACAACAGTTTTATTTTTGTTCTTTAGGTAATGTGTTTCGGGGACAATTTCACTGAAAAGCCCCGTTAAATAGTTGATTACATCAATACGTTGGCTCATCAGCTAAATTCCTCCGAATATTTCTTTTGCTAACGCTTCTATTTGTGATTTGTTTTTACGAAAAGCTGGGCGTAAATAGGGTTGGGGTTCTTGCCCCCAAGTGAAGAACCATTCCCCACTAGGATCTTGATACACCCAACCACCTTTACGCCCCATTCCATTTTCAGCAAATTCACCAGTGCCCATTTCTACATAAATGGCATACTCAACGTTTGTTCCTACATATCCGATCAATTCCGCCTCATCAACAACATAATCAATGGAATTCCTTAGTCTAGATGTATGAACAGCCGCTAATGCTACGGCTTGACCTTCAACTAGCATGCATGCTTGAAACAGCCATTGGATTGTTGCTTGTTTCAAAACTTCTTTGGCTTCATCGGAGTGATCAAGAAATTTCATCAAGCCCACCTCTTGCAATAAATCTCAAGGTGATCAGATAACTCCATCACATCATCCACATAGGTTATTTCATATTCAATGCCTGATCTTGGGTTGAGGATGCGATCGGTAGATAAGATTTCAAAGCTTGTATCTTCTGTTAAAAATATATGGCTAGACGTTGCCAGAAGGCTATTCTGATATGTCTGTTCATCAAAACCCGTGATCATATCCAACCAACCTAAAGGCTTGTATACCGTTTGCCATTTAACGATAGGCTGATTCAATTCATCTTTTTCACCAGTTTCCTGTTCACGTCTGATTTCAAAGGGAAACATCGAATCACCTACCATTTCAATAGCTTGTATTTGTTAATGAAAGACATTAAAGCAGCTGGATAGCCATTGACCGACTCGCCGCTGTTCTGATCATAGTAAGTCTCAGACATTCGAGAAACAGTCTTGGATTTCAATCCAACTTTATCGCGCATTTTAGCATCATAGGTCAAAAGTTTTCTAACCCCTGACAATATATCTGCCGGATACTCAATTTTAGTCAAAAACGCATCTGGATCTGTCCCAGTGAACAACCTAGGGTTTCCTTCTAGATTAATAAGTTGCTCATCGATATTGCTCACAACATACAGACTATCGTTCCACTTACTACCTGAAACTTGAATAGTATCTTCTGCCCTAAGGCCTTGGATATCACCCAAGACAGCAATAGTTGTTTCGTTTTCAAATCGTATTTGTTTATAACGAACCTTCCGATTTTGAAAAGGATTATTAGTCAGCATCCGAATTGATTTTTCGATACCGTCTAGATCCTCTTGCGTCGCATCAGGATAAATCTTCTTTGCATCTTCCAAGGAAATGATCATAAGTCTGTCTCCTCTCTAAAGGAAAGAGGACAGCTTATTTGCCATCCTCTTTTTTTGCAGCAGCATCAGTTGTATCTTTTTTTGATTCTTTGACCTGCTTTTTCAATGCTTTGTTTTCAGCTTCCAGTTTGGCAATTTGCTTTTCTAGATCAGCTGTATTGACTTCCTCAGGCTCTTCTTCAACGATGAAGCCTTTTTCTTTGAATCTAGAAATCAACCACGGATCATCAGTTTTGCCGATGCCATGTTGAAACATGACACCAAAAGATTCACCAGTATAGGATTTATTAGGCGCTTTTATTTGCATGATTTATCCTCCTATCTAACCTTCAAGTTACGCAACACGCCAGCTTTTCGTGTTTGCTTCAGTGCTACACCAGCAACCATTTCTACTTCGCCTTTTTTAACTGCACCTGGCGTTGTGAAATTAGGCATATAGGCTGTAATACCAGCACTTCCAAGTGGTGTAACGCCGTGGAACCCATCTAAACCTAATGATACGGCGTATAGGTCAGTCAAGCCGCCAACTGTATCTTCGCCAATCGTGCGCTCAACGATTTCAACGATAGGATCCGTTTTCTTGGTAGTGGCATTGTAGAAATAGCCCAAGTCAACTAATGGGATATTGTCATATCCTCCAACTTTGTTACCAAAAGCATCTTCAGTGCGTGTGAAATAGCCTGCTTGACGTGCAACAGACTGAATCATGTTGATCAACTTGTTATTTCCAAGCAACATTGTTGGTTTGCCATCTAATTCTGACAAGAAATCATCCAATGTTTCTAAAATTTTGTATTTAGTCATGGTTACATCTGTTAAGTCAGTCACTGCATCAGTTCCCAATTCTGTAGATGAACCTGTCAACATTTTGTCTAAACCATCAAAGCTATCCGCATCAACTGCAGAGTCACCGTTGATTGCAGTGTAGTGGAACAGGTTTGCAGCCCCTTTAATTTTTTGTTCCATTTGGAAGGCTGATTCATTTAATTGACCAGATGTGTTTTGAATCACACGGTCAACTTCATATGATCCGCCAAAAATTTTCAATTTAACAGATTTGTCTTGGCGATCCGCTTCATTTGGTGTGTATTCCGTATTGATTTTACGGAAGCCTGCAGTTGATGGTGTTTTCAATTGAGTGTATCCATAAACCAGTGTAGATCCACCAGTACCAGGGGATACAGCATCATCGAACGTCAACTGATCTAACAGAAATGAACTACGACGGAATTCGTCAATTGCTGATTGGATAATTTTGTCTTGCATGGTTGCTTTTGCTTGTTCTAATGTAACTGGCATAATGTATGCCCTCCCTTAACTAATTTTGTTGTTCTTCCATTGTTTGTGCCATTGCTTCACGAATAGATGTTGGTTCATTTTTAGACTGGTGTCCTTCTCCTGGTTTCGCATCAATCCGTTGAAACCCACCTAATTTGTCCTTAGCAGCGTCTTTATCTTTGTCATCAGACTTATCTTGAAAGTAGTCAGGCATAGATTTTTGTAAATCTTTTACTCGACTATCTAGATCTTTGACCTTGCCATCTTTGTCTAATTCTAATGAACCTAGTTTAAATTTGGCATAGTCTAAATCCTTAGTACCAGCAGAACGTAGTGCAGATTCCACTTGAGAATCAATTTTCAGTTGATTGTTTTCAGCTTCAAGACTCTCCGCCTTTGTTTTATAAGTATCAAGCTCTTTCTGGATATCCGGATTATCCTTTGTCTTGCCTTCCAAACTTTTGATTGTGTCCTTGGCGGTCTTCAAACTATCAGAAAGATTGTTGTACTGATCTTTAGGAACAGCATTTTTAGGAAATTCTTGGTCAATTTCTTTGTTTGCTGCCTCTAAATCAACAGTGCCATCTTCCTTACGATGCTTTTCTAAAATGCTTTTGATCCATTCCATGTTCTTTTCCTCCCATACCATTTATATAGCGGTCGGTTCCGCTTAGGATTTTCGGATATACTGCCGAATTCAGTGCGAATCAGTTTAGTGTCATGATTCAGGACAAAATAAAAAGACCCATTCAGGTCCTTAATCTTCTGATGACATAATTTCATCTAATTTATCGCTTTGGGCAAACTCGATTAGCTTTTCCAATGTCTGTATATCTACTGTGTGTTTTCCAATGATAAATGTTGGTTCAAATGGTTTGCCCGCTGTGACAGGATTGCCATTGATAGAAAATGTTTGTTTCTTTTCTATCATATCTGCCTTGACTAGACTCATTTCCCTTCCTCCCAGCTCTTGTGAACCACTGTAGCTCCGTTGGTTTCATACCATTTAATGGATTGTTGCAAATTAGGCAATGTATGGCTGACCATAGCAATTTTCAAAGTCGATTCAGGGAAAGACTCAATAATTTGTACACTCACATGGTTGCCGTTCCATACAGGTTTGATCTCCGAAAGTGTAACCTTACCATTTGAATCTTTCAGTTCATTTTTTACAAAGTATCGACTATTTTCATCTTCAATAGCTTTTTTGTACGCATTTGCAAGGCTGGCTGATACTTTTAAGTTTAAAATCGCTTCGTAAAAGTCCTTCATGCTTATTCCTCCCTCTTACTATTTATCCATTCTTGATAATTCTTATAGGCAGAAACTTCACCAGTTGCATTGTCACGCCTGAGTTTCAGAGAATAACCTTTGATTACATTAACCGTTCGACAACGACAGTTGCAATCCTCACTAGCAATACCGAACATATGCGGTTGCAAAGTCTTCAACCCACCGACTTCAAAATATTCATCAATTTCACGAATTTGTCCATCGAGCTGTCTGTGCGTGTTTCTAGTATCACCGTCTAATGTGGATATCCATTTCTTTTTAGCTTTAATTCCAAGTTCCTTGGCGTGTTGCTGTGACTGCTGACGGGTGACACTTGTGACACGTCCTGATTCCGTTCGTGCGATATTCATGGCCCTTCGATAATTAGCCCCGCCGATTTCAGCTATTTGAGCAGCCATTTTTTGAGTTGACCACCCTTTACTAAAGCCCCTTGTAAGCACTCTGTTAAGGTTCTTCTTCATCTTGGAAGAATTACCCTTTAGACGAGTTGAAAGCTTCCTACCTGCAACTGGTGTATTGATTATTGTAGCTATTTGTTTTTCTGTCAGCATAGCAAAGGTAAGAGGTATTTTCTCGCTCATTTCGAACTCGTAAAAGAGTTCGTTATAAGCAGTGTCGGCATCATGAATCAAAAAATCAAATATGCTTGTTTGTTGATCCCCTTCAAGCTGATTTGCTTTCGCATACATTTGACTACGAATAGACTCAAGGCGCTCCTTTTGAAGCTTTTTACTGAATTTATCATCTTTTTCAATTTGCTCGGCTAGGGCAATAATTTCTTGAGTAATTTCATTTGCTAAATCTTTATAGAGCTTTTTCAGGTCTTTGCTAATACTGGATTCTGACCTACTTAGTAGTGATTCTATCTCCTTCTGGTACTTCGACAACTGGAATCACTTCCTCTTCATAGTCTTGTTCATCCATCAGCTTCTTGATCTCTTCATAATCAAGATCAAAGACTTCGCAAATGTATTTGAGTACTGTTTCATCATCCAAGCGGACTGCAGCATTCAAGATATTGTCAATTTCGATTTGTTTGCGCTCTGCCTTGGTCTTCTCACGTTCCTCGACTTCTGTTTCATCAATCATAGTGTCCCGAGTGATTATGATTTCGAGGTCAGATGTATCATAATCAGTATTGTTACGCTGGTTGATATCCGCAACGATCAGTTCAAGCATTTGTTTGATGATCTTACGCAAGCGTATTTCTGCTTTATTACACTTCAAATCTAACAAGGTATATCTGGACTGGATAACCACATTGGTCACGTTACCATCACCCACCTGTGAGGAATCAAATCCCATGCCGAATTTGTAAATGCCCTCTTTATCGACAGTCAATTTGGCTTTTCGAGCCTCTACCGGTATGTTGACAGTATGGACATCAAGACCGCCGTTATCACCAACACCAACTGCTCCACGAGAGCGCAGGTTATTTATCAATTGTTCATAACCGTCACCATTGAAGCCTTTTACCGCAAAAAACGGCTGATCAAAATCCTGTAGATTATTGGACAATGCGCAGGCCATTAAATCGTAGTCATCAATCAGTGGTTTGATTGGATCTAAATCAGTAGTTTGGTATTTATTGTTGTCATATCGCAGAAAGGGAATAAAATCAGCAACGCCAAGCGCATTACCAATCGATCGCCCATATGCTTCTTTGGTTTCTGGGTTCAATCTTGTGTCATGGTACAACGGATTGACTTCCACCTTAGGATCAAGCTTAAAGCATTGTAAATAGCCGCCTTCGCTGATGAAGTACCAGACTTTCTCTCTATCCCACAACTCCGAACGAGTGACACGAACCGTCTTGCCATCTTGGTAGATGTCGGTATCGTAATAGCGAATAATAGCAATCAAATTGTAATCTGCATCATAAATTTCGATTACTTTTAGGCTATCAGCCACTTGGAAAGACAAGCGATCCTCACCTAGCTTTGTATAAACGAACTCATAGCCCTTTTGACTTCCCCCTTCGACTAATTCTTGCAGCATCAGCTGGAAGTCTTCGTCAATGTACTGATCAAGTAATTCTTGCAGTCCTTTTTGTTCCGTCTTGATTTCAACAGGATTTGACAACAAGTATTGGACCTTTTGATCAATAAGCTCTGTCAAATAGCCATGCGGTATTTTGATATTGCTTCTGGAAGTTTCTTCATGTATTTTGCCTTCATTGTCCATATAGAACAATCGGAAGTGTAAAATGTCATGTTTGTATTGGTAATAATCTACTCCCTTTCGCATTTTGCGCTTATAGCTTGCTGTACGATCTGAATTCACTGCTTGTTGCACTGCAGATGCTAACGTCTTGGGTTCCTGAGATAAAAAATATTTTGGATCCAATGAAGAATCACTCCTTTCCTCTAATATAACCAGCCATCTGGTTTGAGTACCGTATAGCAGAAATACCTAACAGCATCCATAGCATGGTCATTTTGCTTGGTAGGTTTATCTTCCCCACGATTAACAGCCTTCACATCCCAAATATAGGCATTAAACTCTTTCAGAGTGTTAATACAATTCGGTGCGAAAGCTATTTTATCTTCATTCAAAAGAGACCCAACGAATCTTATTCCGTCAAGAACATCGTTATTGGCTTTTCTGATGAAGTATCCATATTTTCTTAATTCAGCAATAAAGGAAGCTGCTGAGGGGTCAATGATGATTGCATTTGGCTTTATGCCACCAAGAAACTCAACTAAATCAGTAGCAAACTCACTATCAGTTTTTTGTTTTTTCTTATCTCTACCAGAATAGTAGTATTCTTTGACACATACCCATTTTCCGTCTTTGCTTTTTTGCCACATTAAAAAGACAGTGGCATTTTGCGTACCATAGTCAACACTGACATAGGTTTCACCAGTCGCAAGGTCAATAATTTTTTGATATACATGTTTTGCTTGATCAAACATATCGTAAATAATACCCTCAGCGACTGTCCAAAGACCTAAAATATATCGTTGGTAGAATACGCCAGAATACATATTTCGATATCTTTGCTTAATTGTTTCATCCAAACTAAGGTTGTCATCCATGGTGAAATGGAGATATACCAGGTTCTTTTCTTTGAGCTTATCGATCCAATTCGTCTTGAACCAGTGATATGGTCCATCAGGGTTGCAGTTAAACCAGAATTTTGATCCTTTTTCAGAACAACGCCCAGTCGCTTGGTTTACAAAAGATTCTGGCATAAGCGCTACTTCATCAAAGAACATGCCAGCTAATGTAATGCCTTGAATCAAGTCTTGAGATCGTTCATCTTTACCACCAAAAACATAAAAGTAATTGGTATTGCCTTTTTTAGTGACTTCCAACATATTGTCAGCACGATGATCTTTGTATCGATATCCTCTTGATAGAAGCATGAGTTTTAACCAAAAAAGAACATTCCGCCGAAACGAGCCGATTGTCTTACCTGCCATACCAAGGTTCTTGCTGTCAAATGTTGACATAGCCCACATAACATAGGATAAGCACATAGAAATAGTTTTACCCGAACGAATAGCGCCATCGGCTATAATTCCGTCTTTATCCTTAACGGCAGACTTATTTGTCCACCAAGTAAGAATCATCTTCTGCTTTTTGCTGAAAGGTTTAAACTTAAATACTGCCTGTTTTACTCTTCTGGCCATAATTCTTCACCTTCAGCTTCCAATGCTGCCAAGAAACCATCATCTTCCGTATCAAACTCTTCGCTGCCATCCTTATTCTTAGCAATAGCTGCGGCAATCTGCGCTTCTCTTAACCGATCGCCTCCAAGATATTTCATGAGTTCCGACATTGCCTTCTGTTTGTCATAGAGTTTGACAGAAACACCGTCTTTCCCTTTTTTAACCTCTTGGATTAGTGTGCCATCGACTTCTTCACTGTTTTTCAATGAAACTTGGGATGACTTGTATGTTTCCAATTCGCCAGTAAACTCGTTAAACACCTCTTGCTTCTCGCCGGCCTCATCATACTCATAAAGCTTATGTTCTGTTGATGAGAACTCAACAAAATCCGTGATATCAGCAAACGCCTGCTTTGCGTATTCTCTTATCAAATCTTTTACATCAAGAAACACATCCTGCTGCAGTTCTGCCTTCAGTCTTTTCAACTCGATCTTTATGCTATCTTTTGCTATCAATCTTACGCTGTTAGATCTCGCAGAATTATAGTCGCATCCATACGCTTGTTGATACGCCTTCGTTGCATTAAATGATTGTAAATAGTAAAGACAGAACAACTTTTGTTGCTCTGTCAGGTCATCGTTATTAATTATCAATTGCGGTGGATCATTTGCCTTATCGGAGTGTTCCTTTTTATTCGGAGCGCTCCTTTTGGAATCGGAACGCTCCCAGTTATCTTGTGATTTCCATTTTCTGATAGTTGACGGACGTTCTCCTAATTCTTTGGCTATATCTACTAAAGGTCGTTCTTTTGATTTTAGCCACAATTTATAGGCTTTATCTCTATTTGGGTTTCTCTGTCTAGCCATCCATTCACCACCACCTCACAGTCTGCGTTGTCATGTAATAGTATGTAAAAAAAGACACCCTGTTTTTAGGGTGTCAACCAATTATTTGTTAAACCAATCAAGATAGCTTTCTACCGACTTTAAATCAAACAGTTTGCCATTACTTTCATAGACGGCTTTACCATCTTTATAAATAATATCGTCAATCCTTGTTTCATTTAGAACTCCCGGCTCATACGCTATAACCTTGATATGTGAATCTCCATCATAATTGACGATTATTTGGCGGTCTCCGATGCTGAATATAGTTCCTGTAAGGTTTCCAGTTGTTGCTACGTTGATATTGTTCTGAATCTCAGCGATGTTAAGATCCTTCGTCAATTTACTCTTTAACCTAAAGAATTCATTTGCGATATCATCTATAACACGCTTCATTATGGTCAGCTTGGATGTTTCAGGTAGTTGACTATTGACATATTCTTTCAACTCATCGTAATTCATAATTATCACCTCCATTCAAAATAATCATAATTGTTATTTAGAACGAAAGCAATGTAAAAAAGCAGCCCTGAGGGACTGCAAAGTAGGAAGTATCAAAGATCATGTGAGTAATCCAATCGACGACTCCCAAAGTCACTGGCAAGGATTTGCACCCTGCATAGCACCTAAGTCCCTAAAATCGGAATGCCTTTCTGAAGCGTCTACCTATTCCGCCACAGTGACATAATACAAAAAAGACGGCTAGCGAATGAAGAAAAGGAGTGAATTCAACTCCATTCTATTGTAGATTTTTTTTCGCCGTCTTAGTTTAAATACAGGGCGCTGAAAATGAAATTCAGAAAGGAGGTCTGCCAACAATCATAAAGGAGTGCGCCCTGTTATTTACAATAATTGATAATACAATAATACAACGTAAAATCATTTAAAAACCGCAGTATTTCCACATAAAAACCACATCGATTCAGCAATATGCTATTAATTTTCCTTTTCGATAGGCTTCAGCGAATTCAATCAAGGCGGTTGCTTTGTAATCTTCGATTGTCCTGACTGAGCAACCCATTTGCTGAGCAATTCCAACATTTGAGTATCGATCAACAGTGCAATACGAATAATACAAAACTTGGCGACTATCTATTCCCAACGCCAAAAGAGCTACTACAATAGCATCCCTTTTTGCCTCCGCATCCATCATCTGGATGATCGCATCTTCTGACTTGTTGCCGTTACTTGGTGTTTTAGGCATATCAGTGATGATCGGTGAGCGGACATCAATCTTAGATCGACCAGCAATCCGCTCCAACCGACGATAATTTCTCAAAATGCTTTTTGCATTCTGCCTAGTCCTACGAAAATCTATCTCTCTTAATAGCATCATTGCTCAATCGCCCCTTTATTTGGTATAATGAAATTACCTTGGCGGGTACAAAATCATTATTTTGTAGGGCATTGGGCGACTGCTTAATGCTTTTTTATTTACCTTCTCTTTCGTCCATCTTCTTTCCTACAATGATTGAAACGGTCATTAATAACACAAATCCTGTGAACCCTAACACTGCAACTGTCATTTTCACCCTCCACTCTCGATCGCATTTTTTACCATTGGATCACGATATAACATTTTGTATTTAAATTGCTCGTGCAGCAGTTGCTTTTGAAGTTGTTCAATCTGCTTCTGTTGGTCAACTATTGTATAGGATAGCCAACTTAGACCAGCGATCATCAGTAGCAGTATTATGATGATAGAATAACTAGTTTTCATAGGTTTGCTCCAGTAGGTTTGGGTTCTCCCAAACATTGCCGATAACTTCGATTGTCTCGTAATCTCCCCCCATAATTGTAGACAAAACGTTGCTTTCATAATCCCAATCGCTTGGATACTCTATATCAAAAGCTGGATAGCCTTCTTCTGCATAATTCTTTACTACGCTGATATAACTGTACGCTTCATCTTCGTCGGTTACTTTTACGATATCCCCCTCGAAAATCTCCACGCCGTTCTTGTCTTTTAAGCCAGTGGATTGCATGAGGGCGACCTCATCTAAAGGGAAGAAATTAGAGTCTCCGTACTCCCAGTGGTTAATTTTTATTTTCTTTCTAAAAAAATCAATGCTTACAACTTCTGTCAAACCTAATCTTTCATCCCAACATCTAAATTTAGGTACCAGCTTATCTCTCCATCCATGATATAATCGCCACAGGAGGCGATCGTATGAAAATTACTGTTGATGCACGTGCTGCTATGAAATCTGCTGCGGAATACGTTTTAAATGATTTGGAGTGTCTACCAGTCGAGCTTGAACTGACAGACGATCCAAACGACTTATTAAAAACTGCGTCCGATATTACTAGTGAATATCAAGACGAGTTCTTTCGTTGTCTTGAAATGGAATTCAATTTTAGATTATTCCATAGTATTAGCGAACAACTTGCTGATAACGGAATTCATATTGTTCGCAAAGAAGACTCATAGTGGGCCTTGAATTACCTCCAACTTTTGCTTTAGAATATTTGTAATGCTTTTATATTCTTTTAACTAACTCTTTTAAATTTTTAGGTATCGCCAGCAACTTTATAGTTGTTGGTTTTTTATTTGCTGAAAATGATTAATTAAAGTACTATTTAAAAAAAGGCACACTCCTAATCAAAAGTATTGAGGCCCAATCAATTTTAAACGTAGCCTTTCCAGTACCTCTGCTCCAATGGTGCTGGTTTTTTGTTGTGATTATTCCGTTATAGCTGACGATTGCGGAAATAATTGTGTTGCCACATCCTCTCTTTACCATAGTTAAATTTTTAATGGTCTACTTTTAACGTTGAATGATATACTTAAAAAAAGGAGTGATTGAAATGTGGCTTTTCAGTTTAGTTTGGTACATTTTCATTGGTTTTTGTTTATATTGGGTCATTAGACTTGCTGTAAAACACGGTATTAATGATTCAAAAAATTAAATTCTAATTTTTTACTACTCTTCCCTTAGAGTAGTTTTTTTATTTCGTCGGATAGCTGACTAACTGCCACTAACGTATTTCCTTAAACTATGCAACCCTTTTCCGCGTCTTTTCGTTTTACGATCTATCCAAGTACCAGTTGTTCCCCAATAATCAATCATGCTTTTTGGCGTATTGATCGCAAATTGATGATTATTTGGATAATGGGTAAACTCAAAACCCAAAGCCTTGATATTTTTTATCGCTGAATCGCCCATGCGCTTAACATGCTGCTTTCTACGCTCTTTCAGGTAAGGCTTCGCATCTTTCCAGTATTCAGCCATTTCTCCCATAAAATACCTTCTTTCTTCCGATTACAAACCCCTTATTTAGCTAAAATCATATTTTTCAGCTTAACAACAGTTTGATCACCAAGAACTTTCTGCCGCCACTCGTCTTGTTCTTTGTGACAGACAATAATTCTCACATGTGCGGATTTCTCATAAATTTTCAGACATTCCGCTCTAACCAATCCCGAAAATCCTTCGATGGCACAGTTGTAGATCTTGCCGACTTTTACTTTCGTTTTTGCTGGTCTGACCTTCGGTTGAATCTCGAAGCGACGGCCTTCTGGATGAATAACAAAAGAGTCTTGTATTCTCATGATTTTTCCTCCTAAAACTTACTTTCGATAAATAGTCCAGTTTTTCGGTCATATTTAGCCAATATCAATTCGATTTGGTACCTAAAACAAAATAGTTTAGCTTTTATTTTAAAAGCCTCAGTTTGAACTCCTTTAACATCAACCGCTTGGACCAATTTGTTTCCATCCCAAAATGTGAAGTCCGGAGTATAAGTGATTGAACGTATGGTTTTATTCCCCATACGAAATTTTGGTTGAAGCTCGAATTTTTCTTGTAATCGTAGTTCAAGACCATTGGTTTCCGCATATTTAGTAGCGAATGGAAGGTATCGTGCTTCAGCAACGCTATCGAATTTAATGCCATTGACAACAGTTTTTCGATTGCTATATTTTGGTTTCTTGGATAGTTTAGTAGCTCTCATACCGCCACACCCTCTCTTGCCATCAGTCCTCGATACAGCAACTTGGCTTCTTGCCACATTGATTCAGTGGTTCCGGCAGTAAGAAACTCGCCATAGTGCGTCTTTGATACTTTTCCCAAGCTAATTCGAGTGTGACGATACATCACCATGAAGATTCGAAATCGGACCTCTTCTGGCTGATCGCTTTCAAGGATTCGCTTAACGCTTTCCATCAAGTTCTTGTGACTAGGGTCTAATGCAGCGTAGATTTGCTTAATTACAGTGATTCGGTTTAATTGATCAATTTCCAAATGGATCATCCCCCGCTTCTTTTCGTAGTCGTTCCATGATCTCAGCTTCCTTTTGAGCGTTGTATTCTTCTGGATCATTAAGCCATTCAGGTATAGGTTCTGTGCGAATTGGCTTCTTACTGTAATAACTTGATTTACTCGTTCCTGTTTGTCGAGTAACATCAGCACCTTCGATAGCTTCTTTAGTAAATAGACGCTTATTAAATCTATTCCGTAAAATACCGTCAAGGTACCTCCAGTTTCGGCTGTTATTAGAAATAGCCGTATCTGCACCGAGTATTAACCACTCATCCGCTTCTTGTGTGCTCAACCCAACTTCCTCTAAATCTTGAAACCAGAACTTGATATTATCACCCATGGTATTTCCATAAGGACTACCAAAACCATTGCTTTCGAGATAGCTGTATATCTTGATTAAGTATTCTTCTTCATCAGTTGGTTGTTCTTTACTTTCCTTTTCTTTACTTTCCTTTTCTTTACTTTGTTGATTATTCCCCTGATTAACCGAGTTATTCCGCCCATTAATCGAGATATTCGATCGATTAACTTCATTTGTCAGCAAATACTTATATTCAAGCTCAACTTTTTTGCGTTCCTTAGTGGCTAAAATGTATCTGCTTTGAATACCTTTAGAAGTTAATACGGAGTATTTATCAAAAATATCTTTATCAAAGAATTTTACTTGCACGGCTTTTTTCACCAGTTCTTCAACTGTGCCCTCCTTCGTACCAACTTCGTCAGCCACTAAGAACGCAAGGTCGTCATCCCACAAAACGTAATACCCCTCATCACGATAAATATTAGCCAGCAGGGCGACCAGTATATGAACGGCTTCTTTACCGCATGCTTTAATAATTCTTCGAACTTTTAGATCTGATAAAAAATCGACATCTAGAGGAAAATAATCAAGACCTTTCTTCGTCGGTCTTGCCACGTTTATTCCTCCTAATCAGAGGGAGGTAAACTCCCTCATTATTTGTTTAACGGTGGATTTGATGAATCGAACAATGATTCTTGTCCTTCGTCTGTTATCGGGTCATCAACAACTTTTTCTGCTTCTTTAAGATCATTTGGCATCGGCTCCATATCTGATAAATCAGTCTCCTCAATCAAATCGTTGTTTTCGTCTACTCGAAAGACTTTCTCATCTGAGGTTATTGCTGATTGCATTTCAACAGATAAAAGGCCCCACTTGGAAAGCATATTTCTAAGAACTGTCTTAATGGCCATCGAATCGTAATTATCGACCCAAGCGCCACTTAGTTTTTCTTTGTCATAAGCTTTAGAATTCTTGATACGATGACTTTCGATTTCTTGCTTGGTCCAGTAGACTGTTTTCTTAAAGCCGTTCAGTAGTTCGAAGAATCCGACATAACCAATCACTTCATCTGATACTTTAGCTTTGTAGTCAAACGTAAATTCTTCGGTCAATGGATTCCAATCGATCAATTGCCCATCGTAGATTGCCAGAGCGTTCAGAGCTTTATATTGGCCACTTCGTTGAGCAAGTTGAATATAGCCCTTGTATCCTAGAATGAATTGAGCTTCGTTATGCTTGACCCATTTGTTCCCCACTTTTTCTGATCGATTAAAGGGAACCACATAGGCATAACCAAGGTTCTTATCAATTGGCAGGTCCATTGTCGCTGCTTTTAAAGCTGATGCAATGATCGTCATTGGCTCGGCTTGAGATAGGTAATTATCTCCACCAACCAGAGTCATAAGGGATCCCATAAAGGAATCCGACTTCTCATGAAGAATATCTGTAAATTTCTTTTTCATTGCTGGTGTGTTCATTAAAGCCTTGAATCCTAATTTAGATGGATCAACTACCTGTGTACTCTTTTCAGCTAATTGATTTTTTAATGCATCATTTGTGGCCATTTTATTTAATCTCCTTTTCTGTGAGTCTTCGTGATTCAGTAACGTTGTAGATTTCTTCGTCTTTAGCTACTTCTGGATATTTTTCAGCAAGCTTTTTGCTGTTCATACGTTTCGTAGAAACCAATTTCCATGAAATGATGTTCCTGGGTGCAATACCAATGCATGCTTTGCGTTTCCCAAGCTCATTGATAATCTCGTTATCAACCTGACGGATAGCCGTTTCAATCTCTTTCTTTGCTTTCTTCAGCTCACGCTTTTGATCAATTAAGTCATCAAAAGAAGCAGGTAACGTTGTTTCGTCTTCCTTAGTGTCCGAATATTTTTCTTTTAAAAACTCGGATGTGGCTTCGCTGCCATCAATAACTGGCTCTTGTCCATCCAAAACATACGTTTCCCAAAAATCCACCAGTCGTTCAGTAATCATGTCAATCAGCTCTTGATCACGATCAACTCGCTTCCAGATGAATTTCTGTCCTCCGATTAGAACAGCGATATAGCAATATTTCTTATTTAATACGTTCATGTAGTGCTGTACTTGACACAAATAACTTAAAGAAACCTCTTCGCCTTCCCACTCTTTACCAAGAAATGCATTAGCTGTTTTACATTCCAAAATGGCGTCTTCTCCAACTACGTCCCGATCGATGTTCGCTCGTAGAAAAGGATGTAGTGGATGTTCAAACACTTGATTCCTTCGACGAACCTTTTTACCAGTACGTTCTTGAAATTCTTTTGCTACAATTTCTTCTAGGACATTTCCCCAATAAGCTGGCTCGCTCTCAGTGTGTTCTAAATCGATTTGACCAGTTTTTTCTAGCCATAACTGATATGGAGATTTCCATTTATTTAGTCCTAAGATAGTAGCAACATCTGAACCGCCTATACCTTTTCGGCGGTCCAACAACCACTCGTCATGAGTCATTTCAAGAGTTGATTTACTTCTCATTTTCTGGCTCCTCTCTTTGAGTCGGCTGTCCCCAACCCGGTGTTGTTAGATACTGATCTAATGCGTTCTCGAAAGAATTCATTGTCATTTCCCCTTTTCTGTTTTAAAATGGAGACAAAGATATTTATCTAAATACTTGATGGACTTGCTATTGCTTTGGACGGCTAGCAAGTCTTTTTTCTTTGTCTTGATAATCCTTTGAGGCCATGTCATAGACAATATTTGCGAAAGACCATAGAAATACTAAAACTAATCCTGCTACTACATGAATTGCTGTAAAAGCTACTACAAAAAGTAATAGTGCTGTGACAATGAATGTATCTTTAATTGATCGTTTCATGTTTTATGCCTCCTTGTAATTGTATGTTCGATTACGTTCTTCCCATTCCTTCACTTTTTGAAGATCATATTGAAGCATCCCACTAAGTTTTGAAAAAGGAATTGGATCTACTTTCCGATGTGTTAGTTTCGATAATGTTGGTCTTGAGATGCCTAGGTAATCAGCGATTTCTTTGGCTTTTTTCCACTCAACTTCGGTACCTTCTTTTTTCTCTCAAGCGGCACAACATTCTTCATTTGAGAAATTTTCACTTTAGATCATCCCCTCATATATCTTTTTTTTATCCAGTGGGGCATACGCTCCTTAATTGCCTCTTGAATAGTGATGTTCAGAATCTTTAGGATGGAGAAGACGATCGCCATTTCAACAATGATTTCATCAAGAAACTCGTCTGTGTAATTCCTAAGCTCTGTTTTTTCAACATCGGTTAGCATCCTGACTTGGGATTCAGCAACAATTCTCTGGACTACTTTCTTCCGTTCTTTCCTCTCGTTTGACTCGATTTCTTGAAAAATTTCTAGATCATTCGTTGATTTGACATCTGCTAGTTGACCATCCATTGATTTGAAAAATCCTAAGTATTGATAACTGATGTCTCCTGTTAATTCATCAGTTGCTTGATACCCATTTTCTTTCATGGCTTCTAGATACTCGATTGCCTTATCAATAGGGACATTGGCTCCGTTAAAATGATCACTGATCGTTGCGTTTGGTGTTTTGGCGTCAATGGCTAATTCTTTCTGACGTTTACTCGAAAGAAATAATGCAAGCTTTAAAGATCGCCCAATTTTTGCTGTTTTCGGCACGTTATCACTCCTTATATTCGTTTTTGTTATTAGCCCAAACGGTCAATAATTACTTAAAATGAAATTAAGCAATAAGCTTTGGTGTTGAGGCGAACTGCCATTTCTCATCGATATATGAATAAATGTCCTGCGCTACTTCATCAGTAGCCAAGAAACGAATAATGATTTCTTCAACACCGCCAGTGTTTGTAAACAGTTCGCCTTCAATACCGATAGAAATATTAAATTTACGTTTGATTGCTGGAACAATCATTTCGATATACCGTTTAAGAAATCCAGAATCAATATTTGCTTTGATTGTTTGTGATTTGTCTTTCATTTTGCCACACCCTTTCATCGATCAAGTGGTAGTGTGTTTTCTGGTACACCTTCAATTTTTACATTAACCGTTACCGTACCGTCTGTAGTATCTATCCATTCAGAATCATCTAAGCCCCACGCTTTTTTGACTTCATCTGAAATAAGTGGAGGTGTTCCGATAATGATCACTTTAGGAACTTTATCAGCTACTAAATCTAATTTGACTGCTTTAACACCTTTGCCAGATTTTAGTCCGTTAATCACAATTGGATTCGTATAGCACTCATCTTTTCCGTTAGTGCTAAGCTCGATGGATTGGATATTCTCTGATTTCAATACTTGTTGCTTTAGCAATGTGTCGCCTCCTTTTTATAATACGTATCGAGTACATCATCATCAAAAAAAATAGTCCATGGAACTCCAAGAACGCTTGCCATTTTTTTTGCTGTGTTTACAGATGGCGTGCGATATCCTTGTTCATATGATGAATACGTTGTTTTGGCGATCCCGACACGTCTAGCAAAGCTTTCTTGAGTGTATCCGTGTTGTTCTCGTATTTTTTTCAACCAGTCTGGCATAATCTTCACCCCTTTCAAAAGAGATACGTATTGCGTACTTTTATAATAATACATTACGCGTACTTTGTAAATAGTTTTGTACTCTTTTTTTGATACTTTTTATTTTGTCCTTTTTGTACGCTGTTTGTCGTAGTAATATTAGATAAGGAGGTCGATTTGTATGTTTGCTGAACGCTTAAAAAGTTTGAGAAAATCTAAAAAAAATTTAACCCAACAAAATATGGCTGATATTTTAGGCGTCGCAAAAACCACGTACGCCTCTTATGAACAAGGTAAGCGAACCCCAGATACAGATATTCAAAATAAGATTGCTGATTATTTTGAAGTCAGCTTAGACTATCTTCATGGTAGAACTGATCAGTTAAATGAGGATTCAAACCTCCTTGTTGCAACTCACGTAGATGATGACTTGACTGAAAAACAGAAAAAAGAAGTTCAAGATTTCATCAAATTTATAAAAATGAGAGATCATAACAAAGAGTAGGTGCTTGGATTTGAATGTTTCTGAAGAATTGATGGCCAAATATGATGAACTTACATACAAGTTTGAAAAAAAAATGCCGGATCATCAAAATGGTCTAATTATTGGGAAAACAATATATCTGAGGCCAGGTCAATCTGCAATTGAGCTGGCAACTACTATTTCAGAAGAGATTGCTCACTATTTAACTTCTGTGGGCGATATATCAGACTTAAATAATCCGTTTAATAGGAAGCAAGAAAGAAGAGCTCGTGATATCGGTGCCGTGATGCTAGTATCGCCTTTTGACATAATAGATTGTTTTGAGGCGGGATGTGTTTCGGTTTGGGAATGTGCTGAACATTTGCAAGTATCTGAAGTCACATTTAAGGATGCAGTAAAATGGTATACAAGAAAATGGAACGGCATTAAAACAGAAAACAACTACACTCTCCTATTCCAACCGAATGGGACTGTAGCAGTTTTAAAATCATTTAATAATTTTTAGGAGATGGGTAAATGACGGGGTTGTTTAGTTTTATCTTTATTTTCAGTTGCATTGGTATTTGGTATTTTATTAAGAGAAAACCGAATACGAGTAACCGAAATATCGCAATAGGATTAGCTGCAATTTCATTTGCATTGGTGGGTATTCTTGGTTCAGGAAATGATGAGAAACAAGTGGCAGAAACTGCTACAACAACTACTGAATCAATTAAAGAATCAGAGAATTCTAGTACTAATTCTGTAGTTGTTGAACTTAAATTAGATAGTGAAGAAATAGAAGTTGACGAAGAAGGTAATGCCGTAATCACTGGAACAACAAATCCTGGGGCATCGGTTTCTGTAGGATTGGGCATAATTGGTGACTCAGTTGAAGCAGACAAAGATGGGAAATTTTCTTTAAATCATTCTCTAACTGGTGATAAAGACGAAGAACTCACTATAAATTCTAGATTTGATGGTGGTAATACTAGTGCAAAAATAATTGTAAAACCCAATACTAAAGTTTTAGCGCTAAAACAGGAAGAAGAAAAAGCTGCTCAAGAAGCTGCGGCATCCAAAGAAAAAGCAGAAACCGAGGCAGCTGAGGCAGAAGCAAAGACCGCCGAATCTTTAGATCATCAGACTGTTGAAAGTCAACAATCGCAACAAGAATATACTGAACCAGAATACGTAGACGCCAACGGAAACGGATTAATTAAAGGTTCAAATAACGGCATCTATCATATCCCGGGAAGCAGGTATTATAATAAAACTACGAATCCAGCTGCTTGGTTCAAAACTATATCTGAAGCCGAATCTGCTGGTTACAGAGCGCCAAAGAACTAATTACTTAAATATAGAGCAATCGAATATTCACAGTTACTTATTCAAATGTCTACCCTATTTATTGACAAATACAAAGATCAACATTTTTGGGGGTTCCAAATAACAATGAAATTAGTTTTTTCTTCTCCCCTACTGTTGACGACGGTTCGATTTAGACTAGAGGATTATAAAAAATGATGATTGGAGGACAAAATGACATACAAATTTAAAGAGGCGTACATTGAAAATTTCAGGAAATTGAATCATCTAGATACTTTACATTTTGGAAGTAATATTACAATGCTATCAGGACATAATGGTGTTGGCAAGTCTAGTTTGCTCTCTCTTTTTGCTTCACTCAGTGGGACTAGTGAAAAAAGAGTAAATAACTTAACCTTCCAACCAGAGTTTACTGATTATTTTTTTATAAATCCTGAAGAAAATTTTTCAGATTATAGTGTTATCACAAAATTCCTAAATGAAGAAAAAGGCATTGATTTCTATAAAAGGATTAGTTTTAATGATTATAGAGAATCAAATCGTGGAATTCGCCCGATTCCTAGAATTACTAAAAATCCTAATTCCGATGAACTCGTAAAATCAGCCAAAACAAAAGTTAAAATGGAGTTAGGTCTCACTGATTCTTCAAGAGTTCCTATTCCTTCTATATACGTAAGTTTATCTAGATTACTCCCTCCTGGTGAATCTGATATAGAAACTGAACAACTTAGTAAGAATACTAATATCTATCAAAATAAATACTTTAATGAATATAAAGAGTGGTATAATGCTGTACTGCCTGGATCAATAGATACAAAGTCCGATAATATAGAGACTTTAATCAAAAATGTTACTCAATCATCCAAATTATTTATGCCTTTAGTAGATAGTTTTGCCAATACTCAATCAGTAGGTCAAGACAATTTAGGTAGTATCATATCTGCACTTATTGACTTTTATAGCTTGTCTTTAAAAAATGGATATAATGGTGGTTGTTTATTTATTGACGAAATAGAAGCTTCCTTCCATCCTAGCGCAGCAATTAAATTATTAGATTTGCTAATCATTTTAGCAGACAAATTAAAACTTCAGATATTTTTTACATCTCATTCAATTATTTTACTCGAGCGAATGATTGATTTACAAAATAATGATTCTAATAAATACAGGTTAAACTATTTAAAAGGGATAAGGGATCCTTTTTTGACTTCTTATCATGATTATAATAGCTTGAAGGCTGACTTATTTGATGATATTTCTAGTATATCTCCTAAAATAAAAGTATATTGTGAAGACGAACAGACTGCTTGGTTATTTAACCAAATCGTTAATTTGTCCGCACACACTAAATTAGAAATAAATACTGTGGAGCTTGATATCATACCTATTTTTCTAGGTTGTAATCAACTAGAAAAACTACCTGATCACGACGTACATTTCAAAAACGTATTGATTGTTCTTGATGGCGATGCCAAATCTAAAGAAAAGATAACTATAAAAAATTGGATTGAAAATAAAGAATTCGATAAAGGAAAAACGCCAAAAAATTTAAAAAAGAATATTATAGCACTTCCTAGTTTTTTGCCGCCAGAAGCATTTATTTATACCGTGATTTATGATTATTGTAAAAATTACTTAGAACATAGAGATTTTTGGAGAAGCCTTGATAGAAATCCTGATACTGCAAATTATACTAGCGAACGCGTAGACACAAAATTTCTTGTAGATGATGAAGAGTTAAACCTTGATTATATTAAATCTATTTCAAAAGATATGATTTTATTTGTTGAAGAAACACAAATTTTGAAAGATTACTTTAATAACAATATTGATCAGCTAAATTCATTCATTAAACAATTAAACAATGCACTCGATCACTTAGAAGTGCAAAACAAAGCTAAACAATTATAATGTTGGCCATAAACTTATTATTTTGTTATCATCAATTTAAAAAGGATGTGTAGAAAATGCCAGTTACGCACTCTCCGCTAAGATATCCTGGTGGAAAAACACAACTATCAGATTTTGTGGCCAACTTAATTGAATTGAATAATATCGAAAGCGCCACCTATATTGAGCCGTTCGCAGGTGGGTCTGGTGTTTCTTTAAAGCTTCTATTCGATGGTGTCGTCAAACATATCGTTATCAATGATTATGATAAATCTATTTATTCAGTTTGGAATGCCATAATTAATCACACAGAGCATTTTATTTATTTATTGGAAAACACTCCTGTCACGATTGAAGAATGGAAGAAACAAAAAGATATCTATCTGAAAAATCGAACATATATGAACTCTGTTGAGGGCGGTTTTGCAACGTTCTTTTTAAATAGAACAAACGTCAGCGGAATCATTAGCGGTGGTCCAATTGGCGGATATGAGCAAAAAGGAAAATATAAGCTTGATTGCCGATTCAACAAAGCTAGTCTTACTGGGAAAGTACGTGCGATTGCTAATCGTCGAGAAGATATCACTTTATATCGAAAAGACGCTAATGATTTAGTCAATATCATTCGAGAAAAATACAATTCAGATAATACATTTATATTTTTCGATCCTCCCTATTTCACCCAAGGTCAAAACTTATATTTATCATTCATTACTCCTGAAAAACATGTTGAAATGAAAAAAAGTATAGATAAATTAGATGACTTTTATTGGATTTTAACCTATGATACAGCCCCTCAAATTTCTGAAATTTATGCAGATGTAGCCCAAAAATATAAATATGAGTTGCTATATTCAGCAAATAAAAAAACCAAAGCAACAGAATTTTTATTTGCTAGTTCTCATGTTAAATTACACTCTCATAAAAAAGTAATTCTTCATGAATTTAATTATTAAAGAAAAGCCTGGAGGCTTTTCTTTTACTCTGGAAAGAACATACATTCGTATTGAAGTGAATGTGGTTCGAATACATCCGTTTTTCCGACTACTTATTCGTTTAAATTCTATCTAATGTCAGATTAATTACTTAAAAAAACGTAAGGAGAATTTTGATGGCTTCTATAAAGAAATACTATTTGAAGAAGGCAAAACAATATAGATATGAAGTTTTCATTTCTAATGGAATCAATCCCGGAACCCGGAAACAAAATAAGATACACAAAAAAGGATTTAAGACATTTGACGAAGCAAATAGTTATGCCAAAATAATTGAAGGAAAAATAGCATCAGAAGAATATTTCAAAGAAAATCCACAGAACTTAACTATAGAAGAATTTCTTGAAGATTGGGTAAACAATTATAAACAAGCGGTCAAAGAAGGTACAAGAGTAGTTCATAGAGCCAATATAAGGATGTATATCATTCCCTATATTGGAAAATATTCTTTGAACAAATACACTCGAGCTGATCATCAAAAATTCATTAATCTACTACTTACAAAGGCAGGTTTAGGAAGAAGCGGACAAGGTTTGTCCATCACTACTGCCAAGAGCGTAAATGCGACGCTGAGCAATGCTTTCAAAAAAGCAATTCAATTAGGATATATAAAAGATAACCCAACTCAATTCGTTGAGTTTCCAAGATTGATTGATAAAAAAGAATCGATCAGATATTATGATTTGCAGCAAGCAGATAGATTTCTAGAGTTTGCGAAAAAAGAATCTGAGGTTTTGTGGTACTCCTTTTTCCTATTAATCTTCGATCAAGGATTGAGGAAATCAGAAGTAATGGGATTACAGTGGCAAGATATTGACTTTGGCGGGAACATGATAAGCATTGAAAGAGAACGTTTAGGAGCAGTTGAAAAAGGTGAAAACGTCAATGCAATTATTACAGACGATCCGAAAACACCGGCAGGAGTCAGAAGCATGCCAATGACCAAAAGAAGTAAACAAGCTCTGCTTGCTTTTAGAAATCATATCTTAAACATCTTTGGTACCTTCCCTTCCACTGAAGATGGAGAACAATTTATCTTCTTGCAAACCAGCAAGAGATACAAAGGGAAAATTGTCCGTGATCGATCAGTGAATGGCGCATTTAATCGGATTGCTAAAAAAGCTGAATTGCCGAAAATTAGAGTCCACGATGGCCGCCATACTTTTGCTGTCCGATCTCGTCAAGCTGGATTGTCCTTAGAAGACATAAAAGACTTTCTTGGTCACAAGGATATTTCAACAACTCAAATCTATGCCCATATTTCTCCAGAGGTCAAAAAGAGGTCCATGGAACAGTTCGAAAACTACATCGAAAGCGAAAGAAAAAAGCACTCACAATGA